GCAAGGTCTTTATTCAGGAGAGCTTTGCATTCTGCTTCGGTATACGTTTTACCGAGCATAATGTCTTTTCCTGTATGCCCGTAACATACAGTCCATACACCAACGATGTCTTTGTAGGGGTTATGTCTCACACCTTCCAGACCATCGTTGCCGCTCGGACCAGAGATGAGCACAGATGCTATGGCAATAGCCCCGCCACCAATAGCAGTTGCGACAGCTTTGCGTAATGATGACTGCATCATATTTCCTTCGGTGCTCTCTTTCCCAATTCACCAATAACCATCGCCGTGGCGGAAATATTATTGGCATCAGTTTTATCCAATATGTCCTGCAATATCTTCGTGCGCTTCATCTGCTCGCGTTTATTGAGCCGGTATGTAAGTACACCGAGGATAATGCTGAACGCGACACCGATAATGAAGCCCCAATCCTGCAATGACAGGCTGGCAAAGAACGCAGTAAGACCAGCACTACCATAAGATGCGCTGCTGTATCGTTCATCCATCTTCATATCTCTTACCTCGCAATAGTTGCTGAGGTTTCGGCTTGGAAACTATACGGCGAGAAATAACCCCATCAAAAACGGAAGGGGAATATATTCTTCAGTTACTCAAATAACTTTTTCACTTCATCAACTGTCTGAAGATAACGTTCACCCTCAATCTCAATACCGATTGCCTGACGACCTAACTTCAGCGCGGCTTTAATAGTAGAGCCTGATCCCATAAAGAAATCGGCAACGATATCTCCGGGGCGGGAACTACTTTTTATAATATGTTCCATCATCGCTGCAGGTTTTTCACATGGGTGCTTGCCAGGATAATATTGCACAGGAGGAAACTCCCATACATCGGTATAAGGTACATCAGCAGTAACATGAAATGGGCGGCGCAAATTTTCATACTGAGCCTTCAAATCATCATACTGCTTCTTTACTTCCTCATAACGCAATTTCAGATCGCTATAACGCTTTTCATGTTCTGAATAATCAACATTAAAAGGATATGGACACGGGACACCGAGTGAATCTGCCTTCCTGCGAAATAATTCGCATAGTTTATTAAAATCACTTAATGATGGAAGCCGCCACTGCGAATAAGAAAACCAGTGCGAACACATCTGCTTTCCTGTTGCTGAATTAATGTCTGCGGCTGATATATCTAACTGACGGCGAGCCAGCGAAAAAGCATCAATTAGTGGAGAAAAAATATTTTTTCTTAAATCTGCACATTTTGAAGCATAACCTGACTGACCTTTAGCATAACCTGACGCGCCGTAATGCTCTGCAAATAATATTCTTTCAGTGGCAGGAAAATAAGCCCTTAAACTTTCTTTATGACAACCGCGCCACATACCACTGGGTTTAGCCCAAATGATATGGTTCAGAACATTGAAACGGTCGCGAGTTAATAATTCAATTTTTGACGCAAGGCGAGAGCCGGTAAACATATACAGGCTGCCATTAGGGGCCAATATCCGCCAAAATTCTGCCAAAAATTCATCAATCCACCCCAAAAAGTCAGCATCGCTATCCCACTGGTTATCCCATGCGTTAGCCTTTACGCCGAAGTATGGTGGGTCTGTTGCAATCAAATTGACCGAGTTATCAGGGATGGTTTTGATAAATTGCAGAGAATCTGCGCAAACGAGTTGCGCGCCATGAATATTAGTGGTTTTGAACATAGCTATTATTTTTTTGCCTGGGTAAGCTAACCCGGCGATGCGCATCGCGGGTGGGCTTTAGGTTCAGCCTATAGCTCTGGCATGGGTTGACCGCAGGACAAGCTGCAACTTGTCCTGCGCCCACTTTTCAGGCACAAAAAAACCGCCATAAAGGCGGCTTGTTGGCTGTTGGGTACAAAAAACCCAACTTAACAAAACAATAACTAAAAACCGTAATTTTGCCAAGCTTTTTCGTTTTTGTGCTGTGCGACCGTGGTCGCACAGTTTTTAGAAAGTTGCCTGCTTATATTCATCGGTCAAAGAATATCGACCAGACCCGCTACGCTTTGCAACCCCAAAACAGATCATCTGTTCGATGATAAATTCAACGGCAGCTTGACTCAAAAAACAGGCTTCGCTTAACTCTTTCAGGGAAATGCGTGGGTATCCACGCATAACACATTCCACACTCAGGGCCGCTTCAGTCATATTTCCACGAATTTCATTAATATTCATAACGCCTCTCTAATCAATCTTGAAACTGGAAATCAACATCAGCCATAAAGCGGTTCAACTCAGCCAGTTTTGGCCCCATAGTCCCAACTAAGCGACCAGCCAGTCGGTCTGCCAGGTTGGTACTGTTGAAACCATATTCCTTTTCGAAACGTTCAACCTTCTGCCACAACTCATACAGTTCGTTAGCTATCTCCGCAACGTCGTCGCGCATTTTTTCGTTACCTTGATAATTCATAATATCCTCCAAATTCATATAGTTAGTGGGTTATTGCCCCTCAATGACACGAACTGTAACTCTGCCAAACGAACACATCCAGTGTTATTTTTCACTTTTTAGTGAAATTTTTAATTTGCGCTTTTTTCTTGTTTTGGTGTATTTTGTGGCTATGGAGGCTATAATATGTTTAACGTGATAACCCACCCTGCAGCACTGGATGAACTGCTTGAACTACCAGATGATTTGCGAGGTCGCATGACCAGATTAATTGAGCGACTGGAGAAGGAAGGCAACAAACTGAAGATGCCCCATAGCCGTGTAATAGGTGGAGGGCTTTTTGAACTACGAGTAGGGGATAAAAACATCGCAAGAACGCTGTACGCCTACGCGACTGGTAACGAAATTTATCTATTGCATGCATTTGTAAAAAAGACACAGAAAACACCGGTGAAGGCTATCGAAATCGCCAGAACTCGCCTGAAGGAGATGAACTGATGAAAGCGAAAGGCATCCCGTTTAACGAAGTAAAAGAAAAACTTCTCAACACTCCAGAAGCCATCAAAGGATATGAAGAGGCCGATAAAGAGCTGGAGATGGTCGAAATGTTATACGAAATGAGGGAAAGAGCAGGTTTAACGAAGTCAGCTCTGGCTGAACGAATGGGATTGCGCCCGTCAGCTATCAGCCGCCTGGAAAGCAATCCTTTAGGGGCAAGCATGAAAACTTTATCAAAATATGCCCAAGCATGCGGTGCAACGATTAATATTAATGCCGTCTATTGATTAGACCCTTTTCGCTACCCCGTCCAGAAGGGCGGGGTGTGTATCAATGATGCAAACACTCAACAGCAATAACTTGTTGGCAATTCTGAGCAATCTCCCGCGACATACTAACAAGTCGTGAAATCTCGCCAAGATGCAAGCTGGCTTCTGGAGAAGCCAGAGCAACGCTAACCAGATCCAAAACGGCGTCGATGTCTTTTAGGTTTGATCCGAGTTCTTCAAGAGTTGATACAGGTGCTTCAGTCATTGAATCTAATACCATTTAATTAAAAAAGGTTATTTGATACTGTATAAAATTACAGGGTAAAACTCAAATTTTATAGCCAACTTTCAATGGATTAACTGGTTAAATATCTTTGTAGTCCGATACTTATGTTCCCTTCCTACGCCTCGCCCAACCACTTTCAAAAGCCCATCACCACCATCAGAAAAGCTCTTTTCGCTCCGTTTTCGTATCATTTCAAAAAGCAATGCCTTTTTGTCCATTTATCCCTCCGTGACCAGTCACACTTTGAGCGCAAGTTTCAGCCTCGTGGTTGTAAGGTGGCATGAGCCTTCACCATCAAAAATGCATTCTGAAACAGGCATTTTTTGACCACATCGCGGACAAGTAGTAGATAGCTGTTTCTGCAACTCCTTATAGTTTTTCCTGATCAGCAGTCCGATGACTTCGTTCTCTGAATATGGAACTCGCCCTGGTCTACGCAATACACAAATTTCCCCCAACATACGTAACTCGTCAGGTTCCAGAATCCAGTCACGTCTTGATGTTCCTTCCTTCTTCAACCGTTCCCTGCGTCTTCTTTGCCGTTCTGCCGGTGTCAGCGCCATAAATCCTCCTAAAAATTACTTAACCCAATTAACTACACCGCCAGCGGCCACAACCGCTTTTTCACAGTCACGCTCATATCTCAAAGGTTGAAATACACCATCAATAAAATATTTATCTCCACCACATGCTGCTGGAAGTGAAACAGAAAACTGAATACGACCATCATCTGGCATTTGCTCACTACAGCTTATCCAACCATCCTTAATGCAATTACCTTGACTCTGAAGCATAGCGGCACGACAGGCGTTCCAGCCTCTCACCTCTGCAATAGCGGCAACAGCATCAACCGCGTACATTTTAAGAGGGTTAGGCATTGGTTTTTCTTCAGGTACTACTGGCACTGGAGGGGCGGCATAAACAGGAATAACGTCCGATTGCTCTTTATTGCTTTCATCCGTTAAAGCCCAGAATAATTTTCCAGCCGGATGTTTGAAAATATAAGCAACTGGATCTGCTTCCAGCGATGCCAGTGCAATTTCATAAGCACGGCGCTCAATATTGTCTCGAACGTCCAGGCTACCGATTCGCTCTTTGATTTCTTTAATCAGTTCTTTGTCGGTAAACGTGATCATTATGCTCCAGCCTCCGGTGCTTTCGGCATTACTGCCCAATGAGTGATATTGACGTTTTCAAGATCCCCGACCTGAAATGTCCACTGCCATTCTCCGGTTTCTTTTTGTCCCCAGGTGTACCAGAGAGAACGCCAGCCAATCAGCCAGCCTTCTCCGTTAGCATCGAATAACAAAACACTTTCATTTGCAGGTGGCAGTTCAGCTGACACTGGTGTTACTTTGTTTCCCTGTTCTACAATTCGCTTTCTTGCAGCTTCCAGCTCAATAGACAATTTTTCCAACTGCTCTTTATGCTTTTTGTATTCCTGATATGCGTGCCAGGACTGTCCTTTGCGCACGCTTTCAGTAATATCAGCAACCTGCTCTGGAGTTAGCGTAGTCAGTTGCTGGGCTGGAAAAATCATTACTTGTCCGGAATCCCAGTCAAAACCAGCCTGAATTGACTGAACATCAACTGATGGTGTTGAACCAATGCTACCTGGTGAATGAACAACAATCGTTACATTCATATCGCAACGCTGGCTGTGTTTGTTGGACAAGATACGATTCACCAACTCAGAAAATTTGGAAAATTTCATGCGGATTCCCCTTTCTCTGCTTTCTCCTGTCGGAACATCATGATCATCAGATCACCTTTGGTTGCCACTCTGACTGTTGTGCCTGGTTCAATGCTGTTAAGTTCAAATGCGTCATAGAACGCTTCTAATGCCTTCTGGCGTAGCTCCTGTTTGCGCCGTTTTTTCCACTGTTTTAGAAAAACAGTGGCCGCCCACTTCCCTGCGCTGAACATGATGTAAAAATAACCAAACAGGGCCAGACCAGTATTCAGAACCGTATCGACCGTCATTGTTGTGTCGATATTCACCGCACCACCTCATGAAAATTTCCCTGATAAAACGCCAGTACACGCTGCATAACTTCGCTCTTCCGACAATCGTGACAAATCATGTTCAAGCGCCTGTCGTAACGACGTATTTCTCCGTCAGGTAATGACCAGATAAGGTCTGGATCAACCACTACCGATTTCTTCGGCTTTACTCTTGATAGTTTTTTACGGGCGTTTTGCCAGTCCTTGCGTGCTTGTGCAGACAGAAATATCCCGGAGCCAGAGATATACAAATCACCACTGGCAGCAAGCTCTCTTGATAAACGACTAACAGCACACCGGCTAATACCAGTTTCATCCGCAAGTTGCCTAACCGTTCCTCGTCCATTCAGGCGCACGAGTTCCACAATTTGTTTATTCAGTTCTTTCCTCTGTTCTGGTGTAAAAGACTTTGCCATTACGATTCTCCTTGCCCTTTTACAAGACGGGAGAAAATTGCGGATACATATTTAGCCTGATGAATAGCATCAGCCAGGGCATTGTGTCGTTCGCCATCAAATGGCATATCTTTTTTAGGATTAAAACCAATAAACTGACCAAGATTAACGATTGTTCGAACATCCTGATCATTAAAATATTCCCACGGACAGGCTAAGCCAACGCGCTCATAAGCACCGCGTAAAATTACATTATCGAACGTTGCTCCATTTCCCCATACTTTCAACTTTTTTAAATTACATGCATGGCAAGTAATAAAGTGTGATAATTCAAAAAGTGCATCCTTAATATCAAGGGCATCATTAGTACAAATAGCGGCTCTGGCTTCCTTGCTCTGTTTCAACCACCATAAAATGGTATCACCATCGGCGATACCACCATTCAACATCGAGCTTCTGAGATTCACTGGCACATAAAAGGTAGGACCTAATTCCTCACTTTCTGGAGAAAAAAACACTGCTCCGATAGAAACAATTGCAGCACATGTATTAGTACCCATTGTTTCAAGGTCAATCATTACATCAGACCGTTTCCTGTCGTAAATAATCTGATTAGTCACGAATAATTATCCTCAACGTTTATCTATACCCAAAACTTCTGTTGATATGTTCTGGATGGTTTTGGCGCTCTTTCTGATTCAGGTAAATGAACATAAACGCAATATCCATCACCTAAAAAATCAGAACGAACAACCAGAACTTTCTTACCACGCCGCCGATAAGTATCTGAAAGACGCTCTGCTTCATCATGCGTCATCGGCCCCTGCTTAAATGGCGTTATTTTCATTTTCTTGTGCGACCACGGTCGCACCCTCTCTGATTTCCAAGTAACGCTTAATCCAAAGATTTTCTATATGCTTATTACCTGGCTGATTTGATAAATACCAATCGGCAATTACAGACTGCTTATTACTATCTGGTCGTGTTCTGTAACCACAAGTTGGACACCAGATAACATATTCATTTCTTACCCCCGAATACCTTAATTCTGGCTTCGACGGTTTCCTGAACATAACTTGTTTACAAAGGCAGAATGGCACTTCCTGCCCGATGGCGTTTGATGATTTCACTGCGCTTCTCCGCCGCATTTAATAATGCAGTTCGATTTAAGCTCAGACATCGCGACTTAATTAAAAGCCAGCGTTCTTTATAATCTTGTCTCCAGCTATCAATAGATATATTCAGTAGAAAACTCAGATGCCTGTCCTGTTCTCTCTCATCAACTGCCTCAGCACACGTAAGTTCTGACTTAACCTGCTGTGCCGCGTAATAAATCAATTTTCTCATGGCTTTTTTCGTGGAGGCCTTCATTTTTTTAAACCCGCCACCCGAATGCGCAACCAGAAAATCAAGCCATAACCACTGACAAACAATCACATCATTGTTGTAGTCAGGCTTGCATCCGTAGCAATAATAAAGCCAGGCTGATTCCTCGTTATTCAACTGACCAATAGCCCTGCGCCAGCTGGCGCTCTGAAAATCAATATCAGTGAGCAACATTGATGATTGTTTAAATGTTTTGCCCTGGTGGAATCTAACCGGCTCAGCAGGAACAGACACTTCGTATGAGTTATCATCACCTACACTGATTGACCGGACTGGTTTATTGTTAAAGCGTCCTGATCTGCCTAGACGCATCTGCTCAAGCTGGACCTCTAGGATGCCACGCTGGCGATAATGAATATCAGCCAATGCCGTGGAGACGCAGCTGCGTATATACTCAAGCTCCACGCTTACGGCTCTCCTTAATCGACTGCTTTACCCGCCGAGTTGTAAAGTCACTCTTCAGCTTGTAAGCAGTACGAACTTCAATATCACTTTGCCGCAATGAAGGAATCTCTCCAGCGGTTAACCATTGGTAAACAGCACCGGGTGTTACACCTACCCCAGCCGCTGCTTTTTCTACACTGCCAAAGTGGCGAATAAGTTCTTCTGGTTTCATGCGGTTATTATAAGCAATAAATCGCATTTAAAGCCAGCTATAATAAATAAATTTTATAGCCAGCTATAAGAAGATCATTTATGATTAAGCTATGAAAACACGAGGCGAACGACTGAAAGCACGCCGTTTAGAGATGAAGCTGACGTTGCGAGAAGTTGCTGAGGCTGTCGATATCTCTATTGCAGGCGTCCAAAACTTAGAACGTGGCGACGTAATGCCGTCACTGGAGATAGGTATTGCCCTGGCTAAATGCTTACGCAAGCCAGTGCATTGGGTGCTGTATGGGACAGAATATGACCCTGATCGCATTCCTGTTATTGGCACAACTGAAAGTGGACCTGATGAAGAGTGGAAGCCAGGACAGGTTCCAAATACTGAGCGATTCCTGCCATTCATCAGCCAGCGCAATACTGTTTATGCGTTAACTATCAGCAATCTGGCGCAGGGAAACTATCAGCCTGGCGATTTTCTCCTGGTCGATTCTGCGCTGGAACTGGTCCCCGGCGAGGATGTTCTGGTTCGTGATACTGCAGGAAATATCACCATCCAGCGCCTGGCCCGTTTTGATGATGAAAATTACTATCTGGACGGAACAAATTCACAACGCGCTATCTTCAGGAAAAGCGATCTTGAATTTGTTCACCAAATAGTCGGAACGATCAAATCATTCATGGTTGAGGGTAGATGACTTAATACGGGGTTTATTGTTTGCTGTAAATCTGGTTTAATGCAGAGCATATGTTCTGTGGGTTGACTCAGGTTACAGCAGCAGAAAAAAGACGAAAAAAAACCCGAGTCGGCAAACTCGGGTCCTTTTCAGGAAGCAGCCACAGTAACGCGACGGATTCCGTCAATTCAAGATGCGTTTATTGTGGCTGCTCCTGCGGATTTTTTCAACCCGAAAAAACATAATTCGCATGGAATGGCTAAAAAATGACATTAAACGATTTCTATGCGGATCGCTTTGGCAGCGATCCGTTCTCGCTAATTGAAGCAGCACGGGATGAACTAACCGAGCTGGCACAGATGGCTGGTATCAACTGGTCTGCCTGTTCCGACAACATCCAACTCAACCCTCGCGGGGGTGTTGAGCGTTACTCTTCATACAATAAAACATCCCCAGAAGCTCTCGAAAAGAGCCTCAAAGGACGCGTAGAAATTTACTCCCGGCTGGAACACAGCAAAGGGATTGATTACCCGTTCATTAACTTCGTCCATAAAGGCAGCGATGCTGGCTCATGGAGCGGTTTCTCCTTCCTGTTTTCTGAATATCGCCGTGAGCAACAACGGAATAATGCGACCGTGGTCGCACAACCGGAAGAAGAACGGGCAAGAATAGAACGTCAGGCCGAAGCACGTCGTCGCCGTGAAGAACAAAAACGAATTAATGACCTGAAAAACAACCAAATGGACCATGAACGTTTGCTGGGATGGCTGGCATTCCACAGTGCTTGGGAACATGCTCCTGCAGAAGACGGCTCATGGCCATATGCGATTAAAAAAGGTATTCGTGACGTTTTTAATTCGTGTGATGTGCGTCGCGTGACCAGTCACGACAGCGCAAAATGGAGCAGGGGGCCAACCACGTATATGGCTATCCCTCTGGCTCACCTGGACGGTCGTTACGATGGTCGTATTGTTGGTTGGCAGCGAATCGACAAACAAGGTGGAAAATACCAGACCAGCGCCGTAACCAGCGGCGATTTCGTCGGTGCCTGCTTTGTTATCGGTGAGCTGAAAGGGGCGCAAAACATCGCTGTTACAGAAGGTTTTGCTACTGGTGCATCCATCTGGCTTGCCACGAAAAAAGATAAACGCTTTGACGCTGTGGTTGTCGCTGTATCCGCTAACAACATGGTTCATGTTGTGGAACAACTGGTAAACATGTACCCGGCGGCAAAAATCACCTGCGCACTGGATAATGACCGGAAATCAGCTACAGAAGGAAAAGGGAATACCGGCCTGCGGACTGGCTATGAAATCTTATCGAAATTCAACGATGTCCGCTGCGTCTATCCAACTTTTGAAGACGATCCGCAAATGGAGTGCAGTGACTTCAACGACCTGCACAAACTACGTGGACTTCGTGAAACAGCACGTCAACTGTTTGCAACTGCAAACCGCCTGAAAACTGGCACTGATTTGCTATCTCTGACGCTCAACCGCCTGAAGACAATTAAGCGGGATAACCGTCGTACTTTTGCCAAAGAGCTGCTGAGAGCAGTGGATATTGGCATGCTAACCTGTCCGGTTCCTAACAGTCCGTCAGACTTATTTAACATGTTCTGCATCGTCCTGCGTGAAATTGGGCTGGAAAATATCTATCGCGCTACGGTAAAAGACCACATTGCCCGTCGCCTGAATAAAAAGTGCCGTATTGCCCAGGCTCCGCGCTCATTCAGCGAACGAATAACTGATCCCAATAAACGTCCTCAACATATCACCTATAAGCGTTTTGAAACTTCGGTAATGACCGATGACGTCCTGAAGTATGTGCAATCACTACAGGGGATAGTCATCGTTCGTGCTGGTATGGGTTCCGGCAAATCTACTGGATTGTTACGACCTTTAATGCATAGCTCAGAACGTGGTATCTCTGTTGCTCACCGTGTTTCCCTTATTGGTGGCCTGTGGGAAATGATGACAGAAGGAAAAGGTGTAAAAGCCGATATCCTGCACTATCAGGACCCTGGCTATCAGGAAATGGCTCCATACGCCAGTAAACTGACCATCTGCATAAACTCGATTGTTAAAAACTGCTGGCAACCATTGATGCGCCAGCACGACTATTTTGGCTTTGACGAGGCCACGCAAGGGCTACGTGCCGTTATTTCCGGTCGGGCTATGGAAAACCCGGTGGCTGTATTCAATACGTTAATTGACGCGCTGGCCAGAACGGAACAACACCCAATAATGGTGGATGCTGATGCGAACGATCTGCTGGTTGACCTGGCTGAACTGGCTATGAAACGCCGTGAAGAACTAGGTTTACCGGCATGGCTGCAGATCCACGTAATTGAATTACCTGTTGATGTTCGCAACCGCGAAACAGGTGAGCCAATCCGGGTTTTTTATACAGAAAAAGATCGCATTATGACCGAGGTGGTGAAAGCTGTATCGAATGGCGAAAAAATCATGTTGGCCACCGACAGCTCCACCTTTGCAGAAGATGTGACCGCCACCCTGAGAATGCATTTTCCTGGTAAGAAATTTCTGTGTGTAAACCAGAAAAACAAACCAGAGCCAGAAGTTGAAGCATTTACCAATCAACCGAAAAAGATGGTCAAAAAATACGACGGCCTGATTTATAGCCCGTCTATTTCATCCGGTGTGTCGATTGAGCAAAAACATTTTGACCGTCATTTCGGCATGTTCTGTGGTGAAGTTGTACCCAGCGACGCAGTGCAAATGCTACGCCGCGACCGTACAGCAAAAGAATTTATTATCGGCTTTGATAAAGCTCGCGCAAAACGTGAAACTGACCCGCAAAAAATAGAACGAGCATTCGTCCAGGCATTGCTTGCTACCGCAGGCATGAACGGTGAACTGACGGATGTCGTTTTCGATGGCGACCGTATATCAATGGGGGTGGCCAATACCGACTTTACCAGGATGAAAATTAAAGCAGCCGCAATTGAAGCGTCTGCGCGTAACGACTACGCCAGCAACATGATCTGCATCATGCACAGCGACGGTTATAAGGTATCGCCGCTGGCCACCGATTATGCTGCGAATGATATCGGTAAAGATCTGCGTAAAGAAGCGCGGGATATTGTGTGGGAACAGACACTGGATCTGCATCTCAATACAGAAACTCCACAAGAATCAGAGCGTGAAGAACTGCTAAAAAAACGCGCGCTGACGCTTGAAGAACAAGCAAAACTTGTCCGCTGGGATATTGAGAACGAACTGAAACTACCGGTTGAAGAAGGCACGCTGAAATTCTATTTCGATGGTGCTCGAGACAAAGTTCGCCGCTATGAAACAATGCTTTTAGATGAGGTAACAGCTCGTCGTTACGACCGGGAAGAAGCAGCCATCAATTTTACCTACGCATACCGTCAGGCGGGACAGTGGCAATATTTTGTAGTGACCGCGATGACTCGCGAGCAGGCTGATGATGTCTTTAAAACTAAATTCCCTGGAATAATCGACTACAAGGTAAAAGCTACTCCTACTGTTGAAGTCGGGGCGCGCGGTTTCTATGCGCTTAAATCAGCAACTCTCCGGCAGTACTTTATCGACTGCGGTATCAACCCTGAGACTATGACCGGCGAGGCGACTCAGGAGCGTCTCAAATTCGCTCGAGATAACCTCATGACAGCCGAACGCCGTGACCTGTTGAATAACGTTCTGCACATTGGTGGTTTTATGACGCCAAAAGGGAAGCCTAAAGTGCCGGAAGCGTTGTTTAAAAACATTTGCGACTCTCTTGGCCTTAAAACAGGTAAACGTCGCGGCAGAGACGGCGATAAGCGTCCAACCTTGCGTTTTGTTGAGCCTGAATCAGCGGCATTTATGCTGGATATTCTTGTTCAGCGTCAGAAAGATGGCCTAACCCTAAAAACGCGTAAAGCCGAGAAGACAGCCATCGAAATGGATCGCGATTTGGATCTCAATATATATATGGATGATAAAACGCGATCCACAAACGAGCAGGTTCAAAACGCCCCTCATTCAGTAATTTCTGAGGCTTTGGCCGTATTGCCGGTGGCTGTTCCTGAGTCCTGGGCGATGAGTGCGCTTTCCGGTGAGGAGCTGGCCACTATGTCATCATGGTCATCAGCCAGCATAGCTATGACGTTTGCATCTCTGTATCTCACAGAGTTCATGGATCACTTGTCCAGCAATGAATTGCGGCGGTTACGAGAATACATTACCGGGAATAGCTCATGCAGCTACGAAGAGCAGGGCGCTTTCTATGGGTAATCAGTGGATATTATCTTTGTGTCTCTTGCTTTGTGTGTTCCAGCAATGGTTTTGGTTCATAGATCGAAAGTCTCACAAGGAAAACATGAAGGCCAGGAAGGCGATGTTTCGTGGTGAACAACTCGCGCAGACTTATCGTATGTGGAAACGCTTCTATCGTGATTTTTCGGTGAACGGGGAGTAAAAATATGTCTACTACTGCATTTTTGGACAAACTTGATTACCGTCAGCTGCAGTTCTGCCGGGATGAATGCGATCGACGCATTAAGGCTATCCAGGAGGAAGAAAAAAAGGTCGCCTGGGCTGTAACAGATCGTGGCCTTATCTTTGGCTGGTTCCGTACGGAGGATTACCTGAAAGCAGTGGAATTATTGGCGCGTAAGGCTGCTGAGCGTTGGGAACGAGCCGACAAGGAAAACCCGGAGACGAAGTATGAACTGAATCTCTACATCGAGGGCAACCGTCTACCATTGTCAGAGTATAACGCTTTGTTTGCTGATGGTGAGTGGGGTTAAAAATGGCTGTTCAATCATACAAACACCAATCCCTCTTGGATAAGGGATACATTCGCATCAAGCTAAGTCGTTCTCAGCATAAGGCCATTTTTAGGGTAAGGAAAATTCGTATATGGGATACGTATGCGTATTACTATAACGGTGAAGAGGTTATTGTTGAGCACTTTCTTGCCCGATGGTTTGTAGCCCTGATTTTTGTCCCTTTTCTGTTAATTGGCACTTTGGCAGACGGTTTTCCTAGCACATGGCAGGAGCTAAAGAAATGCCTTTTCCCGCATAGATACGGTAGCCTTTCGGCAGACAGCTGGCTAGTTATACCTGGTAAACATTCTGTGGATGAGCAACCGATTGTTGATTACTGGTTGAAGCGTATGGCTGATGCTAAAAAAGTTGATTGAGTTGCGATAACTGTTACAGGAGATAAAGTGAAGAGTTTTATTTTTGTTTTATGTTTTGCCTTTTCTGCTGCGGTTTATGCCCAGGAAGATAGCATTTCTGTTATTGACTCATCAGCAGAGCTTGCATGTAAAAATAATCCCGATGCTGCATCAAAAGAATCATGCAAAGAACTGCTCCTTTCGACGGCTGCTTTTGCTTCTGAAAATGCAAAATTTTATTCAGCCTTTTGTCGCGGCTATGTTAAGGAAGAAGATAAAGAAAAATGTGATGATGCCGGTAAGTTAGTTAGGTATTTCCAATCTCTTAATCAGTAATGGCCTTTGATTAACGATCAACTTCTGAACACTCGTTCAAGCAAACTATAAAAACACCTGTCCCCGTGACTGGTCACGGGGTAAAATGCCTTTGCAAATTATTGACGTGTGCGTCGTTTTGACGGTAAAGTTACTTCGCTGCGGTAAATCCCGTAGCCGGGACTCTCAACCCCGAAATCCGAACGACGCACAACACGCGCCAGCGTGTTTTTTTGTGTGTATGAGCCTGCGCATATCCGAATTATGGTGGCTCAGGTGGGGCAGCCGAAAGGCTGGCCGGTGTCGTTTGGGCCGGTGTTGAGAACCCCGCTTGGGCTACCACCCCATAGAGATTCTCAACTCTGGTGGTAGCACTGTTTTACCAAACAAGAGTGCATACCATGTTCAAATTCAAATTTGCGGCAGTCGTTCGCACAGACAAAAAGTCACACATCCATCATCTTTCCACCATCGCGTCATCTGAACGGGAAGCTCGTCGCCAGTTCGCCAGCCGGTTTGTCCTGGTATTGTCTGCCCGTATTCCGGTGCGCGAGGTGGCTGCATGAATCAGGTAAAAATGAACACTGTTGGCCTGCTGGAATCGTTGGATGAACGTCTGGCTCAGGTCTATGCGCTCGTATCATCAGCCCATCGGACAGTCTCCAGCTGTGAGGCGTCGATTTATCTCTCAGAAGCAGGGAAACTCCTTCAAATTGCGTGTGAGTTAACACACGAAGCACAGGGATATTCAGCATCGCTCTCGTCGCAATTGCTGCACGGTAAGGAGGCTGAATGAGCGCGTTAGCAGTATTTTCCTTTCAGGAAGAGCATCAGGTACGTGTAGTGATGATTAACGGCGATCCGTGGTTTGTTGCATCTGATGTGTGTATGGCGGCGGGTATTGATTCTACGGCTATCAGAAAGTTGGATGAGGACGAAAAGGGGCAGGCGAGGTAGACCACACAACAAGGCACCGATAATTCGGTGCCTTTACCGTATGCTTTATCCGAAATATGTCAGCCATGCTAACTGCATTGCTGATATAGGGCTGTTTGCACTGCCGGACCAAGCATAATTCTGGCCATTATAATGAAATTCAACAACGTATGAGCCATCACCAATATTTCTCACAGGCTTAAATACCGGCTTAGATACAGGTGAAGAAGGCGCGGGCGGTTGCTGTTCTTCTACGCTCTCTTCCTCTTCCTCTTCCTCTTCCTCTATCTCAATTTCGTCGTCATCCAGATCGTCATCCTCTGATAATTCATCCGTCTGTTCAGGTATTGCTTCCAGCTCTTCTTCGTCAGGCATAACGATTTCTGGAGAATCTATTTTCAGCTGCCATTGTCCATTTTCGCCAACAAATTGCCCCAGAGCATCAGCAGCAAATTCCAGGTATCGACTAATCATTGTAGGGCTAAATTTGAATGCTCTTAGAGTGCTGTTCGTGATTTTTATAGAGGGGTCCTGCTCTACCAGCTGCTTAACTGTGTTATGCAGACGAACTCCGGCATCTCCTCTGGCGAATCCTGGCATTTCGTCATCAAGCTGCTGCAATGCTTCCAGCCTGGTATTTTCGTTTCCAGTATTTGGCCTCCATGTCTTTGAGAAGTTGGCCAGCTTGAATTGCTTATAGTGTAATTGAGTGTTTTCATCGTCATGGCCTAAAATTTCCATAAAGAAAACATCCTCATCTACGTTTTTCCAACGAGGATCTACGCGGAAAAACATTTCATACGCAATACGGGCATAAATAGCACGACTATCTTTATAAACACGGCGGTCATCTTTGAAAAATGATTTAACCCACGGGTTAAAAGCCTTTGCTAATATGGCATTAATCCGTCCGTTTTCAGAGCGTGTGTCGTTATCTCCATAACCTTTAACGACATCATCAAAATCAGATGCTGCTGGGCATGAGCGAAGTACATTTATTAAATAAACAAATGTTTTTGCTTCGCATAATGTATATATTTTTCTGGTTATATCATCAGAAGTTCTTTTTTTTGCTTGGCCTAAAAAATCAACGGTATACTTACCAGAAACAGTAAATGTACCTTGATACATAATCTCAATCATTCGTCTTCCTGACAATGCAGCAAGTGCAAATGCCAAAGGAGCCATACCTGAACGAGTGTTTAGATTATTTAATGTAGCAGGGCTATTTATAATATCGTAAATAGCTTGCATATATTTAGGGTAATCAATGACCACCACGTTACGTTTCTTATTGTGCAGAACGTCTGCCCATCGTTGCTGGATAGATGCGCGTTCGGCAGGGCTTAGTTGAAGATGATAGAGAATCTCATGGTTAACTTTTAGCTGATTCAACTCCTCAAGTAAGGCAGATCCTTGCTGTAGTAATTTATATAAATAATCGCGCTTATCTTTCCAGTTATCGCTAGTTAAATCAGAAATGGCGAATTGCCACTCTTTATATTTATTTGATAATTTTAATAACTTATTATGACTTTTGTTATCACCAATTCTGATATTAGATAAATCTTCTGATAAAGGGAGAATTAATTTTAATTTTGCCTGTAAAGCTGACATTCTCTGGCGAATATCGGCAGCAGGTAGAGAAAGCCATGATAATAGCTCCTCATTATATAAAGGATACTTTTCAGATAGGCGATGTATATTTTTTTCAAAGCTATGATGAAGTTTATCATCAAACCGTTTTCTGGCCCTGCTCATATAGGCATTGAATGTGTTGGCTGTAATTCTTTTTTCTAATCCTTTCCCCCTAAACTTTCGCTTGTCATTAAATAATGCATTTTTAAATTTTAATGCAACAGCTTTTATTTTTTTTGTTTTTTCCCCTTGAGGACGGTCAGAGTTATCTATTGACTCAACATCGCTAACAAGTGAGTTTATTAATTCACCGATTTTTACTTTGCTCATCTTTCCTCTCCTGATTGTCCGCTCGGATTATCGTAACACAATTTGAGAATAAGATAACTAATAACGCGTTAACTTAGTCACAAACTAACAGAACATAATGACGGATAATAAACAAAAACACAATATCGGAACGTTAAAAATTGTTCCTTGACTTTGTTCTAAAGATCAGCACATAATTCCCCATTATACGCGCGTATAATGGGGAATTATGTTTCGTTATGTTCTTGATTAGTGTTCTTGTTTAATGTAATGTTCTCAGTTTGCGTACTGTTTTTATTTAACATTTGTTTTAATTCTTTATTTATGTTCTTTATTGTGTTTGTATTATTACTTTGTTTTTATGTTCTCTGTTTGTGTTCTTATGTTGGTAAGGTTGGGATAACTAATATAGAAAACGTATCTCATTGATGATTCTTATCATGTTTCTCTAGTTTTATATGATTTCCTTTCTTAGAAAAGGTAATAAATATCAATTAGTTATGATTATATTGTTGTTCGTTTTATGCATTTCGGGAGGGGAACAAAAGATGATTTAGCTCAAATATTCGCCTTTGCGTTTTTTGTTTTGCTTTGCCTTTTTCATGCAAATTTGCTAGAAATAAGCAAAGATTTAATTATTAAGCAAAGTTACAAGCTGGAGATGACAGTATGTCTTTGAAAAAGTTATTGCAAGATTGTGTTACGAGAGGTCAAGAAATGACCCAAGCAATTGCTATCGCTCAATTCGGTGATGATAGTCCTGAAGCTCGGCGTATCACCCGCCGATGGGGTATAACTGAAGTAGCAGATTTAATTGGTGTAACTCCTCAAGCAATTAGAGATGCTGAGAAGAGCGGGCGTTTACCTGCACCTGACTTTGAAATGAGAGGAAGAATTGAACGTCGTGCTGGTTATACCATAGATCAAATCAACAGTATGCGAGCAGTTTTTGGCAACCCAAACCAACGACCACAAGATAAAAACCCTGTTGTGCTTGCCGTTATGTCACACAAAGGCGGCGTTTATAAAACATCGTCTGCGGTACATCAAGCTCAATGGTTAGCATTACAAGGTCATCGTGTTCTTTTGGTTGAAGGTAACGATCCTCAAGGCACGGCCTCTATGTATCACGGTTATGTTCCTGATTTACATATCCATGCCGAGGATACTTTACTGCCATTTTACTTAGGAGAACGCGATAACGCTGAATATGCTATAAAGCCAACATGTTGGCCTGGGCTAGACATTATCCCTAGCTGCCTAGCTTTACATCGTATAGAAACAGATCTCATGCAATATCATGCTCAGGGTAAATTGCCTCATCCTCCACACCTTATGCTGCGCGCAGCTATTGAATCAGTTTGGGATAACTACGATGTTATCGTTATAGATAGTGCTCCGAACCTCGGTACAGGAACCATTAACGTTGTTTGTGCCGCTGACGTTATTGTTGTTGCTACACCTGCAGAATTATTTGATTACGCTTCTGTTCTACAGTTTTTCACAATGCTTCTCGATCTATTGGAAAGCGTTGACCTAGGTGGATTTGAGCCAACCGTTCGCTTACTTCTGACTAAATATAGTCTCACTACAGGGAATCAATCACGATGGATGGAAGAACAAATAAGAAATACATGGGGATCAATGGTATTACGTCAGGTTGTACGCGTTACCGATGAAGTAGGTAAAGGCCAGATAAAAATGAGAACAGTATTTGAACAAGCAGCAAACCAACGTTCAACATTGAATGCATGGAGAAATGCTGTTTCTATATGGGACCCTGTTTGCCGAGAAATTTTTGATGATCTAATAAAACCTCGCTGGGAGAACGAATAATGAAACAGCGCTCTCTTCTAAAAAATGCTCCAGATATTAATCGCATTATGAGTAATAATCATCATGCCCCTGAACATCAGCCCGTATCACCTATGGTTGGTGATTTAAAACGTCAACTGAGTTCATTAACCGGTAACAGCATAACTTTGCCAGTATGCGGACGTAATGTTAACTTTAAGTTAGAGACAATTCCCGCAGATAAAGTTGAAATGGCAACAATGGTATGGCTAGGTAATGAACGCGATCAAGATTTATTAAATGAATCCTCTCTAGCCGATTTAATCCCATCTTTTCTAACGTCTGGACAACAAAATCCAGCTTTCGCCAGAAAAGTATCTGGAATCGTTGAAGTCGCTGACGGCTCACGTAGAAGAAAAGCAGCGATATTAACAGGATGTGACTATCGCGTCTTAATTGGTGATCTCGACGATGAACAGATGCATTGGTTATCCCAAATTGGTAACGATTATAGGCCTATTAGTGCATACGAAAGAGGAAAGAGATACTTACGCAAGCTAAATGACTTTGATGGTAACGTTAAAGCATTAGCCGAGGCTGAAAATATAGATAGAAATATTATCACTCGCTGTATTAATACAGCTGGTCTACCAAAAGATATATTAGCTATCTTCAATCATCCAGGAGAACTGTCAGCTCGTGCTGGAGATTCTTTGTTTAAGGTTTACAAAAAAAACATGGCTGCCATGAGCAATGCTGCTCATCATCTTCTGGCAATTAAAAAAAACGGCGAGGATTTAGAAGCTTCACGGATTATACAAATATTATCTGACTCTGTTCTGGTTGGCGGCGAGGAAAAAACAAAAGACGAGAAAAAATATGGGGAAGGGATCACGGCCAGATATAAAGGTAATTTTGTAACTATAAAAATTGATAGCCGCAAAATATCTAAAGAAATACTAAGCAGAATTGAGTTGTTACTAGAGGAACAATCTACTGATAATTAAGAACTATCCCCTGCATTGCAGGGGATATTGATTTATGGTTGACTTGGCCACTCGATATCTGGAGATAGTGATGTATCAACACGGTTCAGCAACACCCGATACTTTTTCCAGGCTTCCAGCAACGAGGTTTCTTCCTCCGTTGCGATTTCCAGATCTGCAGCATCCTGAAGCGGCGCAATATGCTCACTGGCTACCTGCATCAGGCTGTTTTTTGTTTCTTCCGCCTCCCGGATCCGGAATAGTTTTTCTGCTTCTGCATCTTTCACCCAAGCTGTACCGTTCCACTTCTGATATTCCCCTTCCGGCGACAACCAAGTAACATTTTCCGGTAACGGACCGAGTTCAGAAATAAATAACGCGTCCCCTGATGCCACGTCATAAACCGTTTTACCACGATGATCTTCAACGAGATGCCACGATGCATCATCACCGTTGAAAACAGCCACGAAGCCTGCCGGAATATCTGGCGGTGCAATATCGGTACTGTTTGCAGGTAGACCTGTATGAGGTGGAATGTATGCATCACCTTCACCAATAAATTCATTAGTTCCGGCCAGCAAATTATAAATTTTTATGGTCCGTGGTTGTTCAGTCATTCTAAAATCCATGTTCACCTCTACTTAATATCAGAGACAGAATATTGTTTATTGAGCGTATGGGTGGGAGCACCAATAACGATGCTACTTCCGTGGCTATGTGCGCCAGAGGTGAGATTGCCTACGGGATTTTCTGGATTAAACCGGTGTGTATGCGAATCAGGGCGAGAGCGATTATTAGTCAGCACGTCATCAGCCTGATGCACATGGCTAATACAGAACTGCCCGGAACGTGAGCAATACGTCCGATAATCGCCGCATCCAATATATTTAGTATCCGCATAACGGCAAACAGAATTACCCGGACAGTATGCATATGTGCCAAATACTGCCGACTGGCGGGAGTGTGCGTATTCCCAGTAAATTGATTCTGTTTTCTTATTAAAGTTATCCCATGCCTGCTTCATTTGCCAGGCAACGCTTTCAAACGGAACCTGACCACATCCGGCCCCCATTGCAGGGAATACCACCGTCTTTATTTTCCTGTCTGTCGTTGCGTTTTTATTGTGCTGAAAGATGGCAAGCAGAGCGGCCCAGGTTGCATTATATACAGCGTCTGTTCCGTCAATTGTCAGCGGAACACGCATTGTTGGCGCATGTACCAGCCAGGGGTGATGATTATGCCCCGTTTCAATTACAAATGCAGAACCTACAGGCTGTTCGCCTAGATATTCACGAAGAATATGATTCTGAACGCGGGACTGTAACTGAGTACCGAAGAATGCGGTAATGGCGGCATCAACGCCGCCATCCATCAGGCCGAAACTATTTGCCGCACTTACCATGCAGTCAAATTCTCTGATTGTTTCAAATGGCTTTCCGACAATATTCACATTATCTGCGTTTGCAAATACCCGCTTAAATGCTTCAGCCATTTCTGTTACTGGTGCAGAAAGAATGAGCGTAATCATGCAAGCCTCACAATATAGTTAAATGCGATGTTTTTGACGGTGTTTTCCGCGTTACCAGCAGCGTTAACGGTGATGGTATGTCCATGTGAACCAATCGCAACGGAGTGCGTGTGTGCACCAATACCGACAGTATGTGCGTGTGCACCTGCAGATGCTGCTGTGCCGGACAGTGAGTGGCTATGATTACCATCTGTACTGGTATTAGCTAACCACCCCGTAGACATACCTACTGAGCCTTGTACACCCCAAGTATTTTGACCTGAGCTTGTATAACCATATTGATAAGTATCTTTAAAAACACTGGGGTTAAATCGACGGCCATCTCTATGGCTGTGATTACCAGCTGCATTCGTGCTGCCACTTAAACTATGGGTATGCGCACCAGTGTTATTCGTGGATTTAGTACCGTAATCAAACGACGATGTGGTTTTCGTACCCAAATCCGTACTGGATGCGCTGGCGCTGTGGGTGTGCGATTTAATGCCGTCCTGTTCCTGAGACAATACGGCACGACCACTGGCGGGCTTGCCCTTAATCGTCCAGCCACGCATATCAGGAATAACGCCTGACGGATAAGCCGCTGCAAGTTTCGGGTATGCAGATTTGTCAAAAGTCTGCCCCTGCATCAGGGCATAACCAGACGGAACGGTATCTGATGGCCACGGGATTGGTGCGCCGACTGGGTAGCTTTCTGGTGGAAGATTTTTCGAGGTATAAACTTCTGCCCAATCTTCCTCAAAACCATAACCGTCTCTTGAAGAACGGTAGAACAGACCACCATTTCTGTAATGCGCCTTCATCTGCAAGGTCCGGCAACTTCCGACTCCGGTATAGAAGTTAACCAGAATATAGCTGTAGCCAGAGCGGGTGACATTGTAAGCGCCTGATTCGGCATTCCAGGGAACGCCCCCATCCGCATCGGCATACGTATCCGTTGCTCTTCTGGCAAAAGCAGCAACATGCGCAGCGGTTAAAGTAATATCTCTGGAACCATCAAACTCAACACCAGAAACCAGTCTTGGCGTTTGCAGCTTTGTTGCTGTTAATGCATTACCGTTCAGACTTGCGGACAGTTTGGTTCCAATAACCAGTTCGCCGGTTGCGTTATCAATAGCAAACGGTCTTAATGTATTCCAGCCACCATAAACATCACCTTGATTGGTAAGCAGCAGGTAAGTTTTAGCGCCATCATTACGCCATAATGCACCATACTCCCCACCTATCATTCGAATCTGATTACCACCACGCGCTACAATTTCGTCTGTGGCAAAAAGTTTTTTGCACGACAAGTTATCGTTAACGATTAACGAATGAGACTCATAAAAACCACGCCCACTCTTAAAATCAAGGATAACGTCCGCCGCGATACATTCAGTCGCTGGATTTGTTGCCCCAAACTTATAGGTCGTATCATTAACAACGAGATCAGCACCAGGTGCGGATATTGACAGGCCATCTTCGATAAACGCAAAAACAGGGAAAGCAGCGCCATCAACATAGAACACAGAGCGCAAATCATCGCCCTTATTACTCATCATTATTGAGTGGATGGCTCGTTCATTGTTTTGATATTGCCAGAACATTCCATAAGCATAACGCCCCCTGTCAGTCCAGCCACCAGGCATAACAAATCCGTTAAACTCGCAGTTATTCATAGGATCGCCTGCGGTTCGCGTTGCCGTGGTGATAATGACCCTTGATGCCAGTTCGCTTACTGAGCCAGCAGAACGCATAACAACAACAGGATAATATTTTCCAGATGTTGCACCTGCAGGAGCGTTAACCCGCACATAACGCATACCACGCTTATCAGCAAAGTCTGTTTTACTGACCGCGTTAATGTTGTTCAGGAAGCGTCCCTTATCGGGTATATCAGCGCCGTTCTGGTCTTTCTGCAGACGTTTCTCTGCATTGTCATAGGCTGATTTTACTGCCTTTGGCGTTGCCGCCAGCGTTTCAGACGTACTGTTGGTCGCACTGCTGAGCTGTACTATCCCCTTTTTCGTCGTACTTGCATCCTCAAGCGCCACGGCGGATGCAATATCCTCTGCCCGTTTAGCTGCTGTCTCGGCGCGCGTTGCCGCGGATTCCGCCGTACTTTTGCTCTGAGCTGCCGCCGTCGCACTGCCAGCTGCCTCTGTCGCCTTCGTGGATGCCGTCGTAGCGCTGCTCTTCGCTGCTGACGCTTGTCTGGTCGCCTCATCTTTTGAAGCAGACGCAGATGATGCCGATGACGCCGCCGAACTGGCGGACGATGCGGCAGCCGTTTTTGAGGATTCTGCGCTGGTTTCCGACGCTTTCGCGTTCGTTTCGGATGTCTTCGCTGCGGAAGCAGAACTCGCTGCTGCGCTGGCCTGTTCAGTGGCTTCGCCAGCCTTCGTTGTGGCTGTTGAAGCAGACGATGCGGCACTTTCTGCCGACTTTCCGGCAGCGGTGGCACTGGCTGAGGCCTGCCCGGCACTTGTTGACGCGGCGCTGGCAGATGATGCAGCCGCTGTTTTTGAGTCTGCTGCTGCGGAGGCACTCTGTTCCGCTGCCGTTTCAGAAGACTTAGCGTTCGTCTCGGACGTTTTTGCCGCGTTCGCGGAATTGCCTGCCGCCGTTGCCGAGGAAGCTGCACTACTGGCGCTCGAGGCTGCGCTCGTTTCTGATGATTTTGCCGCCTCTTTTGAAGCCGACGCATCCCGGGCTGAGGTGGCAGCTTCTGACGCTTTCGTGGTCGCGGTGGATGCAGAAGTGGCTGCTGATTGTTGTGACGCTGCAGCATTCGTTTCAGACGTTTTCGCGGCACCGGCACTGGTGGCCGCCGCGCTTTTTGAGGACTCTGCAGCGGCAGCACTTTTTGATGCTTCAGTGGCCTTTGCTGATGCCGTTCCTGCGCTGGAAGACGCTGACTGAGCCGACGACGCGGCCTGTCCGGCTGACGTGCTGGCTGCGCGTGCTGAGCCTGCAGCATCAGTCGCATGGGTTGCCGCCTCACGGGCTGATGTGCTGGCATCGCTGGCTGACTTCTTCGCGGCTGCTGTGTTCTGTGCCACCGCGGACGCGTTACGCGCCACCTCTTCCACCATCAGTTCAAAACGTCGCAGTGCCTCCGGACGGGCATCATCCTCCGTCATGGCACCGAGAAAATCATTCAGCGTACCGGGTTGAGAATCTTCATACACGGTGATGGTCCCGGCATGTGACGGCGGGAATCCCTCCACCAACAGAATAACGCTGTACTGACCGTACTCAACGTCCATGCTGTAACGCCCGGCTTCATCCGGATTTTCTGAGGCCAGCGTGTTCACCACCACCGTGGTGCTGTTACGTTTTGCTTTCAGCTGGATTGTGCAGTTCTGTACCGGTTTTCCTGTGCCGTCTTTCAGTACACCTGAAATCTTTACTGCCATATTCACCCCACAAAAAAGCCCGCCTGAACCGGCGGGCTGTCATAACACTGTGTTACCTGGCTAATCAGAATTTATAACCGACACCCACGATGAAACCGTCAGTGCGCCAG